CTTGTTGATATGACGGCTGCGGATGTACCCGCACACCAGCTATTGGAATATGCCGGAGGCAAGATTAAGGTGCTTGGCGTGATGACGGACGATACGGATGTGTATGGCGGCAGCGTGGTAGTGAGTGCCGGCATTAATGCCGATGTGGCGATTGCGAAGACTAATTTAGGCATATTGGCCGGGGTATGGTTTGCGAAGCAGCAGCCGTTCAGGGCTATAATTGGCGGTACAAGCTATGCCGGGGTGCCCGGTGATTTGGCTGACCAACTGACCGGCAGTAATAACCGCGTGGCTATATTGATAGGCGATACCGATAGTGCGCCGGGTGATGCCCGCGACCAGTGCTGCTTGGGCTTGTTGTTGGGCGATGTGGCTAAGCTGCCGGTGCAAAGGAAGGTTAGCCGAGTGGCGAATGGAGAGTTGCCGATAAATGTTGCCTACGTTGGCAGCATAGCGGTAGGTAGTGTTGGGCATGCTGAAGACCACAAAACAATAGAAACTGCCGGGTATATTACTTTCGCTACGTATTCCGGACAAGCGGGATACTACTTTAGCCCTGATTATATGGCTTGCGCTGGTACAGATGATTATGCGTTTTTGTGCCGTGGGAGGATTGTTGACAAAATGCATCGTATTGCATATAGTGTATTTGTTCAGCGCGTGGACGATGAGGTGAAGATAAATGAAGACGGCACATTAGATAACGCGTTTTGCGTGTGGCTTCAAACCCAAATGGAGAATGCCATAAATACAGCGATGGTTGCTAAAGGAGAGTTGAGCAGCGTGAATTGTTATATTGACCCTTCGCAGAATATACTGTCAACTAATGAATTAAATGTTGCGCTTACCGGCTTGCCGGTTGGCTATGCGAGTACTATTAATGTCGTTCTGGGGTTTACAAATCCGGCGGTGTAGTCTGAACTATGATTGTATATGATTTGTGTGAGTAGCTATGATTATTAATAAAAAGTTAAAATAAAAAATATATGGCAGTAATAAGTTTTTTTGACACAAAGGAGTTGGAGTGGAAGGATATAGCTGTAATGATAGCCGGGAGCAACTTGAAGAAGTTTACTAACGTTAGCTATGCCGTTAGTCAGGAAATGGAAGAATTGTATGCTGCCGGTGATGACCCGTTAGATATTCAGACGGGAGACAGAAAATATGAAGGCAGTTTGACGCTGCTGAAAAGTGCTGTTGACGATATGAACTTAGCGGCACGTGCTGCAGGCGGTCGCGATATATTGGATGTTAAATTTGACATTGTGATTACTTACAAGGCAAACGACAACAGGCGATTAATCACTGACACGCTTGTCGGTTGCAGGTTTAGCCAGTTTGAATTTAAGGCTGCGCAAGGTGATAAGAAGATGGAGATTGTGATGCCATTTAAGTTTACGAGGCTGCTAAGTAGGTAATGGTTAATATGGTGGGCGAAATCGTTGCGCCCCTACGAAAAAATAAATTTAATAACAATTTAAATAGGTTTAAAATGGAACAAAAGACGGTCAATATTACAAACGTAGAACAAAGAACCGGAGGTGGTGTGTTTAACACGATAAATTTATTGGAGGGCGAGGTAGGTGCGGAAAAGATAGCGGAATGGAAGTTAAAATATCCGGAGGGGATATATGCTGCTGTGAGTGCGGACAAGCATATAACGTATTTTAAAAAGCCGAGTATGCTTGATATCAGAGCCTCTATGCCTTGCCAAACAAGTGACAATATGCTTGGGCATATTGAGGCACTTGCCGACCTGACGCATATCGGAGGCAGCGAATTGTACAGAGATGAGCATCATACTCAGTTGCGCTTGGGGGTATATAATGTTGTGAAAGAGATGCTGCTTGGCACGGAGACACGACTGGTAAACTTATAGAGGAAGCTCGGAAAGGGCTTGACGAGACTTCCTTAGAATATGCACAAAGCCTGCTTATGGTATATATGCCCGGATTTGACCAGTCAAAAGCAACGAAAGAAGAATTTGCCATGCGGTATGCTCATTTAGAGCGCATACGGGCAGAAGATAAAAGACACAGCGTGTTATTGGTCGGTAATGATACCGCAGCCAAGCAAGCATAGTCAGGAGACTACGCTTAACGAATAAATTATTAACAAACTATGGATGGGGCAGTAGAATTTGTTTTACGTGTTCGGGATATGATGAGCGGAGGATTGCGGGGTGCTGCAACTACTGCTCATCGTAGTTTTAACGAAATAGGTGCGGGCATGGAAAGGGTTGCCGGCAGGGGGCAACGCATGGGCAGCCGTGTAGTTGACGCGTTGACGGGTATAAGTAACAGTGCTCGTGCTGCGACGCGTGAAGTTAGGCAGTTGGACGATATGTTAGAGCATACGGGTAGGCGCAAGTCTAACGGTATTGGTTTTATGGATTTTGTGAAGGGCGGGTTAGTAACGCAAGGTATAACGAGTGCGGTTGGCTTTGCGATTGAACAAGTGAAAGGGGTGATGACCGGTGGTATGGAGGCAGAAAAGCTGCGGGCACAGTTTGGCGTATTAGCGGGTAAGGACGCTGGAGGTGCTTTATATAAAGATTTAACAAAGTGGATAGGCGACAGCGTGTTTGGCACAGAGCAATACGCTAATGCACGTACCATGCTTGGTTTTGGCATAAAAGCAAATGAGGTGGTACCGGCAATGAAGATGCTTGGCGATATAAGCATGGGCGATACGGAGAAAATGGGCGGGCTATCGCTTGCGTACTCGCAAGTACGCGGTGCAGGTAAGCTGCAGGGGCAAGACCTCTTACAATTTATAAGCAATGGTTACAACCCATTGGAGGATATGAGCCGGATGACCGGCAAAAGTATGGCTACGCTTAAAGAGGAGATGGGTAAGGGGGCTATTACATTTGACATGGTGGCGAAAGCAATGGAGGCAGCGACGAGCAAAGGCGGTAAATATTACGGTATGCTTGAGCAAATAGGTAAGACAGACAGCGGGCGTTGGGAGGCAATGGTGGGCAATATAGGAACGGCAATGCAGGATATGGGAGAGAAGCTAAAATCTGTGCGCGGGCGGTTGATAGACTATGTTACAGAAGGGGCTAAACGCTTGCCGGCAATGATGGATAGGGTTGTGCCTTATTTGGAGCGGTTTGGGGATGCGATTTTGGAAATATCGCCTGTTGTAGAACAACTTGGCGGTAAAATGATGAGTGCATTAAAGCCGGTGATTGATTTTGTATTATCTAAAGAATTTACGAACTTAGTTGGTAATGTGGGTAGATTTGCCGGTGGCTTAATGGATATGGGGGCTCCATTAATAACAGAATTAACAGCCGTTATAGGAGGTCTCAGTCAACAGATTAACAATCTTTCAGATTATTTAAGAGGTTCTGACTTTTTTAGGGGAATGAAGGAGCATGCTTCATTTAGTTTTATACCCTACCCAATTAGGGCTAAAATGAAAATGGAACGAGATGAGAATCCTGAGATAAGAAATGCAAATACTTGGTTGGCGGGTATGGATTTTATAGATTTTCCATACCCTACGAGGGCTATGCTTAAAGGTAAACCATTGGTGCCTGCGCTGGCGGGGGTTGCATCTCCGGCTGCGTTGGCTCGCAATGATGGCAAGGGTGGCGGTGCAAATTTAAGTGCAAGTAATGAGGCGATAGTTGGCGGTGGGCGTAAGAATATTACTATAAATATTAATCACCCATTAGTGAAGCAGGATATAAAGGTTGAGGGTGCTGCGGATGCGTTCAGGCTTGGCTTGAGTGCATTTGAGGAAAATTTGGCACGCGCTTTAAATGGTATATCCATGTCATTAGGGGGGTAAAATAATTGTTAATATGGCTACGATAGATTTAAGTTTGGGTGATTTGTATGCTAAGGCGTTTGGTTATAATACAAATGCGTTTAAAGACAATTTGAAATATACGAATGTATACAAGGACGATAATAAGAATAAGCGCGGGAGCGTTGCGGGTGCGGGCTATTGGAGCTTCAGTCGGGAGTATTACCTGCCGGTAACTTTACGATATGTTCCTGCTACTGGAGGGAGTTATGTGCGGTATGAGCTTCCTCATCCGATAATTCGGTTGACGCAAGAAAAGACTATTATTTGTACTCCATTGACAGAGCGTGCAGGCACGGTTAAAGAATTGGTAAGGGAAGGGGATGTAGAAATAATGATAAGGGGGCTGCTTATCAGCAACGATAATGAACTGCCGGAAGAGGGTATGATTGCGCTACAAAGGCTGTATAAAAGCAGTGAGCCTGTGATTATAGAAAATGTGATGACGGATATATTGCTGAGCGAACACGGGTTTAAGGCAGCGGTAAAGAGTTTGAATTTTCCGGAGGTGCAAGGCGTAAAAGGGGTGCGGGGCTATGAGCTTTCCTTGATAAGCGATTCTGTATTTAATTTAGAAGAGATATAACAATTATGAAGATAAGTGAATTTTTAGGGATGGTCATAATGGTTGCGATAATGATTGTTTGCATTTGGGCGGTGGCGATATTGCCGATACCCTATCCATTTAAGGGCATAGCGATGATTATAGCGGTTTATTTATTGTTGCGATACATTATGCTTGTTTGTAATGGGCTGACAAAATGACAGATGTATGGTTAAATTGAACAGTAAAATAATAATAGGAAAATACTCGTTCAGCGGCGTTCACTATGTGAATGTTCGCAAGAGTGTGAAGAGCTATACAGATACTGCAACGATACAACTGCCTCACCGGTGGTATATTAAGAGTAAGAACGGTGTTATTGCTGAGCGTATGCCAGGCGATGTGGTAAAAGAAGGTGATGGCGTGCTGATAGTGTTGGGTTATGATGGAGACTTGCAGGTTGAGTTTGAAGGATTTGTTCGGGCTATAAGGGTAAGCGGAGAATTGATGATGGAATTGGAATGTGAGGGTTACAGCTATCAACTGCGTACAAAGGTGGAGGTAACGAAAATGTATAAAAATGGAACAAATGTAAAAGAATTGTTAGGACTGATAGCGGAACGAACAGATATTAGCATTGCGCTGCAAGAGGGGTGTAATATACCTTTTACAAGGTTAAAGGTAACGGCAGCCACCGGCTGTGATATAGTGGAAGAGATAAAAAAGTTGACGCAAGGAGCACTGAATTTATATTTTGTGAATGCCAAAACGCTATGGTGCGGTTTTACCTACAGCGATGCTGCTAAGGGTGTTGCTTCTGCTATGGGGGAGGTAAAGTACCGGCTGGGTTACAACTGTATTAAGGATAATAATTTGCGGAAGCGCGAGATAACGGAGCGTGTTCGGCTTATTGTCAATAATATGGGTGTTACGGGAGATAGGATTCAAACAACCGCAGAAGTAAAAAGTTCGGATAGGCGCGTGGTGGCGACATTGAATAATATAGGCGATGCTAAGTTTATGAAGGCTATTGCAGAAGAGGTGCAAAATACGCGCAATTATGAAGGCTACGAGGGTAAGATTACTGGATTTTTACAACCTTATTGTCAACCCGGTTGGGAGGCGACAATAGTAGATAAGGATTATAAGACGCTTACCGGTAAGTATCTTATAGCGGGGACAGAGGTGCAATTTGGGCAAAACGGAGCGCGGAGAATTGTAGATATAGGACCGCGCATTGGATTTAATTCTAAAGCAAAATAAAATGAGCATAAACGGAAGTAAAATAATAGATTCAATCAGGCATATTGCGAATGGCAGCGCAAACAGGCATAGTGTAATGATGGGCAAGGTGATTGCAGTTGATGGCAGTGAGTGTACTGTTCTTTTAAGTGTGGACTTGGAGGAGAATCCAACGGAGGGGGTGCTGCTGAATGGGGTTGAGATGTATATGGGCGGGGTGTACATTCGCCCGGCGGTGGATAGCACGGTATGGGTGGCGGAGATTGATGGACCCGGCAAGTGGGGGGTGGTGAAGACGAGTATTATTGACGAGTTTCAGTGGTCGGTTGGGGACCCGGAAGGGAGTAGAACGCAAATGTTGGTTAATAGCGATGAGGTTAATATTGTTAACAATACGGCAGGGGGCGATGGTACTATTATCGTTGCGCGGGGAACCGGGGTGCATATTGAAGTCAACGGTGTGAGCCTTAAAGATGTGCTTGATGGGCTGATTGACCAGATAAAACTTATTACTGTGCCTACGGCGGTGGGACCGAGCGGTGTTCCGGTTAATGCTGCTGCGTTTGATGCGGTGAAGGGGCAGTTGGATGGGATACTTGTCTGAACTGTGATTTTTGTGATTAAATGATTGGCTATGATTGTATAAATAAAAAGTTAAAATAAATAATAAATTTTATGAGTGATTTTTTTTCAGGAGATAGTGGTTGGAGTTCACCTTCGGATAGTAGTTGGAGTTCGCCTTCGGATAGCAACAGTTATCACCATACCGATTATAGTTCGCACAGCCATGACGCGCATAGTAATCATCATGATGTGCCTGTTAATAGTAACGATAGCGGGGACTTTGGTTTTTTAAATTCGCAGATGATGCAAGTCAACGATTTGCAAGCGAATAGTTCTGCTGCAGAACCGAGCAACAGCACTGCAGGCTATAGGGGCAGTGGGAGCTATGCGCCAAGAAGTAGCAGGTTAGCTGCCGCTCATGTGCCAAGAAGTAGCAGGTTAGCTGCCGCTCATGTGCCCCCTCAACGCATCGGTTGGAAGAGCAGTATTTGTTCTTTTTTAAACAAAATTAAAGACTTCTTTCTTTTAAAGTGATATGAAACAGGTATATGACATAATGACGGATGAGGATAACGACTTGCAGATAGCGGGAGGTGATTGGGTTGTGGATGAGAGCACTGCGCAGCATCAGAAGGCACTCATCGTTGACAGTAAGGGAGACTGGAAGCAACAGCCTACTGTTGGTGTTGGTGCGTTTAGGTTTCTGAACGATGAAGGTAGTGGAGGTTTGTTACAGGAGGTTTCTATGCAATTCATTAAAGATGGCATGACGATAGTGGGTGTAGGTATAGATGCTTTCGGAACATTACGAGCAGACGCTCATTATTAATAGTGAATAATATGGAGTATATAGTAAAATACGGGCAGAATTTGATTGATGTTGTATTAACGAATGCCGGAACAATGGAGGCAGTTATGGATGTGGCTGCGGCTAATGGCATTGCTATAAGTGATGTTCCGGAGGTTGGCGCAGCCGTAAATATTGGTGCAACCATAGTAACAGAACCGGCAGTGGTGAAGGATTTGAGGGTAAACGGCATTACAATAGCAACTTTAAATTCCTAATTAAACAGTATTTAAACAGCGATTAAATAATAATTAAATGGCAAGGACGATAGCGGTAATAAATGAGAGTTTGGTGGCTGCGAAGGAGGCGGATAGCCGGCTTGCGGGCTTGGACAGTACGAGTGCGACTGCGATATGGCGGTTGTGGCTGTATATAGTGGCGGTGGGGATATGGACGCTTGAGAAGCTGTTTGACAGCCATAAAGCGGAGGTGGCTGCGCTGATAGCCGCGCAGCGGGTGCACACCATGAAGTGGTATGTACTGAAGGCAAAAGCCTTTCAATACGGTTATGCGCTTCTGGAGGATAGCGATGTGTATGCGGTTGTTGACGCGGCTGCGCAGATAGTAACGGAGGCTGCTGCGGAGGAGATAAGCGGTGTGTTGCGGATAAAGGTGGCGAAGACGGTGAGCGGTGTGCTTGCACCGCTAAGCTCCGGAGAGCGCGATGCGCTTGCGCTGTATATGAGCCGAGTAAAAGACGCGGGAGTTCACCTCAATGTTACCACGCAAGATGGCGATGACTTGCATTTAGCATTAGAAATCTATTATGATGCCTTAGTGCTTAATGCCAGCGGGGAACGGTTGGACGGTACTGCGACCACGCCTGTAAAAGATGCGGTGAAGGCATTTTTGGCAGATTTGCCGTTTAACGGTGTGTTTGTGCTGAACCGATTGGTGGACGCGGTACAGGCGGTGGATGGTGTTACTATCTGCCGCGTTACACTTGCGGAGAGTCAGCCGGCAGGGGGCGGCGGTTATAGTGCGTTTACGGTTCAGGCTGCTCCGGATGCGGGTTATTTGGTTTTGGATGAGAGTTATTTTGACAGTAATGTTGGGTATATTGCTTATTGATTTGTTGGGTTTTACGTAGGGTTGCGCCACCTACGGTGGCTTTACCCTACGCTGATTTATCACGGGGCTTCGCCCCTTAAATTGAGGTTGCTTCGGTTCGCTTCGCTCCCTCGCAATGACGGAAATATGGGATATTTTGATATAAATTATGAAAGGTTGGGGAGGTTGCTGCTGCCGGTGCGGTTGCGGAAGGCGATTATGGAGGCATGGGTAGGCGTGCTGCTTGCGGGTGTGCAGGCGGTGTATGAAGTGTTTGGCACGAACAGGGCTGCGAATGTGTATTTGTTGACGCATACGAGCCAGGTGTGTTATATGGAAGCCGCGCTGAACGATACGTTTGACGAGAGCCTGCGGCGTATTTATATTATTGACCCTTATAGCGACCTGTTGCTGTATTTGGCTATGCGGTCTGAAACGGCTGCGCTACTGCCTTATGAGGCTCCGCTGTGGCTTGGGACGCGGGCAGAGACGGGCACTACGACTTATCACTCTCCGCGTTGGCTGTACACGCGTGATGAGGCGTTGGTGTATATAGGTTTTGATTTCTTTATTGTTATGCCAACGGGCTTGGGTTATGACAATGCGCGAATGAATGCGCTTGTGAACCGTTATCGGCTGCCGGGCAGGACTTGGGATGTGATAGTAATTTAATTTTTAACGTTAAAATATATATAAATATGAAATTAATTGATTTTACACAGCCGGGAGGCTTTCCGTTGACACAGGACGAGTTGGGCATAATGCAACAGAGCTATAAGGAGGTGTTGTTAGAGCTTATGAAGCAGGTTGAGACTTTTCCAGGTGGTTCTTTCGGTAGCAGGGCGAGACCTGTGGTGTTATCGGGTATGGGCAATTCTGCGGTTGGCGGTACGACCTATCGGATAGCAGCCGGCTATTATTATTATGGTGGTGAGATTGTTCGTATGCCGGAGACTGATTACGACATAAGTTTAGCTACCAGCCCAAATATATTGCACATCCAGACGATAGATAGTAATGAAGCGTTAACGTATCATAATGGCACCAGTGTGGATGCTATTACAGAGCGTATTGGCTCTCTTGTTGCTTATACTGGTGGTCTTACCATTAATGATACTACCTTTCCGTTTGGCGTGGAGCGAGAGTTCGCAGAGCAATTCGGCATGAAGGCGAGGCGAGGCAATGATTTATTTACACAATCCAATACTACCAGTAGCGGCTATGGTAGTGTTACTACTAATATAAGCTATACTGTAGATTGGCTGACGGGTCAGGTAATGGTGTATGGGTCGTTTACAACGGCGAATGCGCAGAATTTTAACGCCTCGCCTATTTTTTATGAAATAATTGACATAACGGGTATTAATTCGTTGGCGGAGCATCATTTTTCCGTGCAAATGAGCGATTATACTATTATTGGCGGGGCAGGGGTGTATATACCTACGCTAAACGCTAAGATAGATACTGATGGGAAAATAAAGGTGAAGTTTATTAAGCCATTAGTAGCTAATGTTATCAGCGGGAACTTTACGTTGATATTTCAGCGCGATAGGGTGGCGTAGTGATGGCAGTGGATTGGGGATAATTATGTGGTGGGTATTGGTTTGCCGTTGTTATTTTTGCCATGAAAACTAACTAATCACTATGAAACCGCCAATTACTTACTATGGCGGCAAGCAGAAACTTGTGTCTGTTCTGCTGCCGATGTTCCCTGTCCACACCCTTTATGCTGAACCTTTTGCCGGAGGTGCTGCCGTTCTTTTTGCGAAAGAGCGTAGCGGCGTTGAGGTCATTAATGACACAAATGCCGAGTTAATTAACTTTTACAAAGTAATGCAGCGCGATTTTGTGAGCCTTCAAAGCGAAGTTCAGATAACGCTGCATAGCCGCAGGCAGCATAAAGATGCGAGTATTGTGTATAATAATTCGCATTTATTTAACGAATTGAAGCGTGCTTGGGCGGTGTGGGTGCTGGCGCAAGAGAGCTTTGCGAGCATGATTGACGGGAGTTGGGGCTATGATAAAGCCAAGAGTACGACAAGCAAAAAGATTGCGAATAAGGTGCGGGAGTTTACACATGACTACGCGATTAGGCTTCAGAACGTGCAGATAGAGTGTGCGGATGCGGTGTATATCATTAAAAGCCGGGACTGTGCGGATGCGTTTTTTTACGTTGACCCACCGTATTTTAATGCCCACATGGGGCATTACGGAGGCTATACAGAGGCTGATTTTGAGCGATTATTGCAGGCGTTGGCGGGCATTAAGGGTAAGTTTTTGCTCAGTTCTTACCCGTCTGACGTGCTTGAACGCTACCGAAATGAGTATGGTTGGGGACAAAAAAGTGTGGAGCAGTACGTGAGTGTAAACAATGTGAGCGGTAGGCGGGGCAAGCCTAAAGTTGAAGTGATGACCTATAATTATGACCTACCTATACTGTGATGACTGAAAGTGCCCCCGTGATGGGGGCATTTTTATTAAAGTCATGTACTTTTCGTTTTGGAGGATTTGTACTTTTCGTTTTGGCGATTATAGGTAGCCCAAGTATTGGTGGCAGGGTTATATACTTCATTAGCCGTATAAGAACCTGGATAACCTCCATTACAGTATATTAGCCCTGAACTTGAAACACCCACTGAAAATTGCGACCTTGCTGTGGGCATAGATGCTTTGGTTGTCCACATATTGGTAACAGGGTCATATTCTTCAACCGTGTTCACAACACCGGCACTCCCAACGTAACCTCCTATAACATAAAGTTTACCACCAGAAGCCGCTGCTGCCAATTCACCACGCGCCACACTCATAGACGGTTTTGTTGCCCATGTGTTGGAGTTGGGATAATAAGCGTGCATAGTATTAGTAGCATTCCCT